CTTGAACTATACCGACAACAGCGTCGTCAAAGAATTTCATCATCTCGCCGCTGGTATTCATTTTCGCGGTGTTTGCAGAGATGTTGCCTTTTTGTAGGTCTTTTGTCAATTTCATCATCTCGCCGCTGGTATTCATTTTCGCGGTGTTTGCAGAGATGTTGCCTTTTTGTAGGTCTTTTGTCAATTTCATCATCTCGCCGCCAGTGTTGATCCCACGTACAGCATTGTGATATGTAACACCTGGTTCTGATTGTGACATTTCTATGCGTTTTTTCAGCAAATCAATAGTGGACAAATTGCCGCCTTGCATTGCCTCTAAATTTTTTATCAGAGTGTTATTGGTAGCATTTCTGAGCACTTCAGCATAGTTGACGCCAGATTTGAGATCTTCCAGTTTCTTGCCAAGACCATCTACAGGAATCACCATTTCTGTGCCGTGCAGCATGGCCAAATAACCGCTGTCAGGTCCAGTCAGCAAACCGCCTTTGGCAGCCATGGGAATGTCAGCCATGCCAACTTCAGTTCCAGTGTCTCCTCGTTTTTCGCGTCTTGCTCTGCGATCTTGTGCTCGTTGTAGGTTGTATTCTGCTTCGCGTCTGCGGTATTCTTCATAAGCCTGCTGTTGTGCTTCAGTGCGACCAATGCCAATTTTCTGCGTCAACGAAGCACCTTGCATGGTTTGGTCAAATTTACCTCGTGCCTCGTCAGTTTTCTGTTCTTTGGCTTTGGCTTCTTTGCTTTTGCCAAAACCAAATATGTCCAGTAACTCATTAATGGCTTCTACAATGCGCTTGAATGCGTCAGCCAGCTTGTCAGCACCGTGTTGCATGGTCAACATCACGTCTTGAGCAGCGGGAATCAGATCTTTCAACGCCGTTTCCATTTTTTCATTGGTGTTGATCTGACGATTCATTATATCAGCTTGTTTGCCAGTCATGGCATCGGCGCCAGCGGCTTGTGCCTGAGTTTGTCTTCTTGCCTCTTCCAATGCTTTGGTTTGATCCACTTGAGATTGTGTGGCAGCATTGACCATTTCATTGTATTTGAGCTGCACACCGTTGTTGATGCCCAAAAGCGCCATTTGATCACCTTGTCTTGCAAGGTTTTCTTTCATGGCACCATTGACCCTGTTGGTAAATTGAGCTGCATCAATCTGCCCAGCAGCCAGCATCGCAGTGCTGCGCTGCATTTCGCCATTGGTAGCCATCATGCCTTTGCGTGCAGCTTCGTCAGTGAGTCTACCAGTTATCGATGCTCTAAAGGCACGACCAGTTTCTTCACCGTGTTTGCTCATCATGATATTGGCTACTTGCAACTCTTCAGCTTCTTTTGTTCGCCCTTCTCGTTGCAGTTGACGAATTTTGGCCAAGAACATTTCTTCGGTCAATGCTGCTTCTCGAATCTTTTGTTGATCTTTTACATTGATGCCAGTGATCTTGGCCAAGGCATCTTGTTGATAGATGTACTCTTTGGCAGCAGCAGCGGAATCTCGAGCACTGCGTTCTTGCATGTTGCCAGTGCGAGCCTGCAGTCGCATGTAGCCAGCCATGCCCTCGCTGACATCTTGCATGCTGAGGCCCATGGCCAAGAAACCTTCACGACTGCCACGCAGCGCATCGCCCATGTCAGCCAGTCGTTCACGACCTTTTGCCACACTACCACTGAACAGTGCTAGATCTGAACTGTTTTCGTTGATCAAGCTGACAAAGCCGTCCAGCTCGTTCATGCTGAGACCCAGCTTCTTGGCGTTGTTGAACACGCCAGTCATGCCGTCAGCAGCGGCACCACCAGATTTTGCTAGGCCTGAATAACCTTTGTACAGCTTGTCGGCCATTTCGTTGGCCGCTTTGACTGACCCGATCGTGGCAGCAGTAACAGCAGTGAAGGCTGCAACAACACCTTTGATCAACAAGCCGCCAGGCATCAGCAGTGTGAGTGCTGTGCCTGCTATGGTAGCAGCTTTGGCCAGATCATCCAGGCTGGAATTTAAGGCAGCAGCACCCTTTTTGCCCTCCAGCATGCTCTTGCCAGCATTGATACCGGCTGAGGCCACAGCACCCAACGCTTCGCCGGCTTTGGCAGTTACAGCAGTGTAGTTGTTGATGCCATATTTGGCTTTCATCTGAGCATCAACTAGCTCTTGCTGAGTCTGTTTGGTAACTTCACCAAATTGCGCCAGTTGGGCATTGGCCCGTTCCAATAGTTCGGCTAGTCTTTTTGCTTCAAATTCTGCGTCTGCCACGATTTCAACCCATAAGTATTGCTATATTTATAGGTGAAAAATGGCTCAATCTGCTAACCCTCTCAAACAATATTTTCGACAGCCCGCAATCTATCTGCGACTGCCCAGCGGTGGTGAATACTGGCCTGCTGGCAGCTTGGATATACCGCAAAACGGCGAGCTGCCAGTGTTTCCCATGACAGCCATAGATGAAATCACGTATCGCACACCCGATGCCTTGTTTAACGGCGGTGCAGTTACGTCGGTAATTCAGAGCTGTGTGCCCAACATCAAAGACGCCTGGGCAGCCCCGGCCATAGACATCAATGCCATTCTTGTGGCCATACGCATTGCCAGCTTTGGACATGAAATGGACCTAGCCAGCGACTGCCCAAGTTGTGGCACCACTGGTGAGTTTGGAGTAGACTTGCGGGTACTGTTGGATCGCACTGGTCGTGCCAATTACAACCAACCTTTCAAACACGGTGATCTTGAAGTAACCTTCCAGCCCATTGACTATCGCGAAGCCAATCGCACCAGTCAGCAGCAGTTTGAATATCAGCAAACCATTCAAAGTGTGGCACAGTCTGAATTGGCTGATGACGAAAAAGTCAAACAATTAAACGCTGCTTTGCAACAGATCACAGCGCTGACTGTGACTGCATTGACTGCCAGTATTGGCAGCATTCGCACCCCCACAGCCACTGTGACTGAACACCATCACATTGAAGAATTTGTCAAGCATTGTGATCGCAACTTGTTCAATCGCATGCGTGACGCTGTGGTAGCACTGCGCAAAGAAACTGATTTGCCACCCATTGATATTGAGTGCGACAATTGTCATCACAAATATCAAAGCAACATCAACATGGATCAAGCCAGTTTTTTCGAACCCGCCTCCTGACCCTGACCTCAGAAGAAATTTCTGAATGGCTAGACAAAATGGAGACGGAGGCCAACAATATCCGAGCACAGGCTTTGAAAATGAGTTGGTACATGCGAGGTGGCAGCACCTATGAGGATGTGCTAAACATGAGCACTACCGAACGTAAATTGATCAGTGAACTGATCAAAGAAAATCTTGAAACCACCAGCAAGTCCAAGCTGCCGTTCTTCTAATGTTAGATCTTGAAACTGTGACTCGTGATATTGAGCACTGGATAACCACTTTTGTAGAAGTTCCGCATCCGGCCTTGGGCAACTGGCCGCCTTGCCCCTATGCTCGCAGTGCCAGACTCAAACGCAGTTATGAAATTCAACTGGGCACTGACCCTGCACAAGATCTACAACTTATTGCTGCACAGGGTTTGCCTGATCACAAAGAAGTCATGATATTTGTTTATGATCCTATGCAATGGACAGCGGTTCAATTTGCCCAGGCTGTTGAGCAAGCCAATCAAGATTTTTTGCTGCGCCAGGATCTAATTGCGTTGCCAGATCATCCCGCTGACCCCGAAGTGGTCAATGAGGTTGTGATGAATCAAGGCACCTGGGCATTGGCTTTGGTACAAGCTCTCAGTGACCTCAATGTCAAAGCTCGTGCAGTGGGGCGACAGGGATTCTATCACAACTGGCCTGAACCCTATCTCCAGGCCTTGTTTCAACATCGACGAGATCCCAGACCATGACTTACCAATTTGCCAGAATTGATCTTGACAAGACCAACTACACACCCACAATGCAGTGGCAATACATCACTGATCTTGATCACAACACACTGGCTCAGTTAGACAACATCTACCGCACATACTGTATCTACAAACATTTTGCCAGTGTGATGCCAATGTTTCACAGTCGTTACCAAGACCCCATGGCCGACATCATTGGTTACTACGACCTGGATAGATTGGTGGCTTGGAGTTTGATACGACGTTTAGACGATCACAATGCACTGTGTGATCAGTTTGCATGGACCTATCACAGACCGCAAATGCGACTGGGCATAGAAACAATGAAAACCGAATGTGCCATATACAAACAGCGTGGTTTTAAATACCTGTACCTTGAACAGGCACATCTTTACAAAAGTGAAATTGACGGGTTCGAAATACTGGGACCCATGGAGTAAACATGGCAGACTTATACACAATTTGGGCCGACAAAGAAGGCGACATTTCAGACCTTGACTGGGTCAACGGCATGAAATCATTTTTTGATCACTTGATCGCCGAAGGCAAGATGCTGGACTATAGGATTACTAGATGCAAAATGGGATTCCGTAGCATAGCAGACATGCCTGAATGGATGATCATCATGGAGTTTCGTGACATGGCACAGATGGATTCGGCATTCCGTCGTGTGGCTCCACTGGAAGGCGAACTTGAAGCCAAGCACCGGAGCTTCAATCAGTTTGTGTCGGGCAACATTCAACATGCTTTGTTTAGAGACTGGCCAGATAAATTTTAAAAAAAAATGTTTGCAGTTTCATCTTATCGTTCAGTGGGATGCACGTTTTTTGATTGGAGCATTCATTACTTGTCTGGACAAAAAAATTTTTACAGCATAAAAAATTGTGACTGGGGTAATTTGAGTTCTAATCCTGTGACAAAGATCAATGCTCACGGTCATTTGAAAAATCATCCACGTGGACTGAACAGCACAAAAAAATGCATTGAGCACCTAAAAACTGTACCAGCAATAACTTCATTTTATCCCACGCCACTGACACTTCCTGAGGCTGCACACAGTACGGGTATTACACTCGACGGCAATACAACTCAACAAGACTTCCAAAAGATTTTCTCTAAACAAAAACAAGATTTTGTTGACACTATACATTACATCGCTGACCAACACATTGATTTAATTTACGTAGATACTGCACCAGAATCAGTGTTATACTTCATTGAAAATCGATCAAGAGAAGGCACTGTCACAAAAATTCCAAACGGACAGACTGTATACAGTTTAGAACAGATTCAAAAAGATCATCAAGAATTGTTTTTCAAAGACAGCTTGGACACATGGAGTGGCCAAGCACTTACAGAAAAATGGGATGAACGAGAAAGACTTGCGTTGTGCAGCAGACCTTTTGAATTTGATGCGCCAGACATTGCACTTCAAACTCCGCATCTCAAAATCGATTCGAGATCTTTATGGGTCAACGGTGAGCACTGTGTAAAAAAGTCATTGACCCACCTGGGACTATCACTGGATGAGTCACGCTGGGACCATTGGATAAAAATTTATAAGCAATGGCAACAACCTCAAATTCAAAACTTAGAATTCGTCTTCAACTACCACAATATCGTGAATGCCATAATAAATGATCTGTGGTTAGAAATAGATCTTACATTTGAACAAGAAGTCGTTATACAACACTGCTTGATTTACCACCATAATCTAAATTTAAAAACATGGAAGCTGGAAAAATTTCCCAACAACACACGATTGTTACACCAGTTATTGGAACCCAATATACATCCAATTGTGAAATAGTCTACTGCTTAGATCCAATGGCCAATGTGTTTTGACTTTGATTCTTCACAGGCAACTGCTTTGAGAACTGCTACGCAGTTCTATTGACTTCGCTTTCGCTCGTCAATGACATATATAAAACAAACGCGAAGCGTTAAAGTTATCATCCAGATTAATCGGTCACACTTTGCCCGCACAGGGCAAAGAACTGCATCATCCGAGTAGCACAGTCACTAGCATTAGGGTATTTGTCAGAGGCGGTTGTCCGGTACCTCCATCCCAGTCTTTGTCACAACGGCAGTCTATGTTTCACATGCTAGCGTGAAGCATAGACGTGCACGATCACTCGTGCGTCTTTGGGCCTATAAAATTCTGTTCAAACAGCAAAACCGCGGCATTTTGCGATCGTCGTCCGGTCAAGGATAGTTGCTGAGTGCTCACTAGCGCGGTGAGTCTTCCATCCCTGCGATCCGTGATCCAGGTCTAGGGCACATGAAATTGACCTGTGCGAGTCTTAACTGCTTAACCGATTGATTATGTGGCTGCCGTGAACGCGAACTTGAATGTGACCATTGTAGTAGTCAGTGCTTTCAAGCACACGTCGTGAAAATTGTTCTCTGGCTTCAATGTAACTGCATTCTGATTTGCTTTTACAGTAATATAATATTTCTCTGCGAAACTGATCTTTGCCTAACAGCGCTACGTCTTTCAACAGTTCAGGTGAGCTGCCGTAGTAGTCTTGCCAATCTGAATCTACTTTGCTGCGAACTTTGCGTTTTTTCTTGGTGCCGTTTTTGAGTTTGACTGTGCGTTGAGTGGTGCGAGAGAATTTGGCCAGTTTTTTGCCTATGTATTTGCGATCGTTGGTGACGTTGGTTATGATGTACACAAAACCCACGCAATCTGCCGGGAGAGTTTCCACTGGTTGATTGTTGTATAACCATGTCATCCATGTTAGTTACCTTGATGCTGCCTGTGAGATAGAATTTACCATTCTGATGTATGAACGGGGTCAAGCAAACGTTCAGGAGTGCATTTGGTTTGACATTCCAAACTGTCAAATTGTAAAAAATCTGTGGTCCAAAACGAGTGATTGATGATTTGATCAAAAGTTTGTGTGTTTAAATTGAATCGGCCTTGCCATGTGTCATTGTGAGGGTAGCGATTTGCTGTCCAACAACAGGGGTAAAACTCCCCGCGGCTGTTGAGAAAAACGCCTTTGTTGCCTATCAAACAGATGCCTGAATAGTTGCCTAACTGTGTTACACGGTTTTGAAATTGTATTTTGAGTTCTGCACCAGGTCTAGTTTTGGCAGTCAGTGGCGTGACCACACGTTCAAACCTGTGTGCAGAAGCCACTAACGCAGGGTCAGTGGGTTCCAACACATCGTCAATGCCATAGGCACTGGGATATTTACTGCCAAATTTGGTAGATTTTGTTAGTTGAAAACAGTCAAAGCCCAATGTGTTGGCCTGTGCTTGCATGAGTTGAATATGGTCTTGATTGAACCTAAATGCTATGGCTGCCCACACAAGATAGGTACGATCATTGACCTTGCGAAATG